AAAAATTTAAATACAATAGGCATTGGTAAACTCATCAACATTAATACTACAAATCCAACTACAAATAATCCTATTGTATACCATCGATTCGTTCTTTGTTTTGGGTCTTTGGGAGCTTTTGATATTGCATATCTGGTAATAAGTAATTGAAGAATTAAATTAGAAAATACAAGCAACAAAAAAGTTTGTTTTGTACCAAAAATATTTACCCATTTCATAAATTATAAGGTAGAAAAAATCATTATCTACAATTCAATTAGGAAAGAAATACCCAAGAAAGATAGTGATTGTCGGTATATTCTCTTGTTTTTTCAATATTTCCATATGCTTGGTAAATTTCTTTTACATGAATGAATCTCCCAATAAATCCAAAAATCATAATACAAACTAACGATAGTATTAATCTAATATTTATTTTATTCAACAAAATAGATCCAAAGAATATCCAACTTATCATGTTACAAAACAGAATATAAATAATTGTATGGATAATGATGGAAATAATTATTGGACCTAAGATATTTGGTCCAAGAAAATCAGAAAGTGTAAGTTTTGGATTTGTGGTCTCTAAATATAATTTTGTAAACATATAATGATCTTATATAATTATTTATAATATAGAAAAAATTGATTACAATATGAATACAAATTATATTCATAAAATGCCAATATCAATTAAACATATGGTCATCATGTATGTAGTATGGTATGTACTACATATATTAGCTTCACATTTATATATAAAATACTGTATACCTTTTACATTCCACGGAATGTTACTAGCTCCTTTTATAACAACAGCAAGTCATTGTGTACTTTTACGATGGACAATTATGAACGGTGGTAATGCACCTATGGTAGTATGGGGAATGGTAATTGTATGGATATCTAAATTTATGATTCCATCAAATTAAGGATATTGATTCGTAATATTATAAAACTAAGAATATATTATTATATATAATGTTTTTACTTGGGTTAATATTTTTGATTGTATTTTTACACATTATTATAATGATAATATTTGAAACACCAATGGTTTTATTAAATAAAAATAGTATATTAACATTTCTAACCTGGTGTTCTTTTATTTTTTTATCCTATTTTTATAAAAATAATTTATTTTTACTTGCACCTATTTTACTATTAATTGTAAATGAAATTCTTTACATAAATTTTAATATAGATGCGTTTGATGGACCATCTCGAACACAATTATTTTATGATATAACTACAACTTACTTTATTAAAAATGCAAAACAAAATACAAATTTAACCGAAGGTATGTATTTACATGATATACATGATAATAACTCTCTTATGACAGAAGAAGAAGCAAAACAACTAGATCCTGTAAAGGCAAATCAAAATAAGTATGATAAATTCTTCTTATTTTTAAAAATTGACCCATCTGAATATAAAAATCTTAAAATTTTAGATTTAGGATGTGGCAATGGTGATTTTATAAAATATTGTAATTCATTAGGTATTACAACATCAGGTATGAGTATTTCAAAAGAACAAGCAGATATGTTAAAGTCTCAAAATTTAGATGTTTATCATGGTAGTTATAGAGAACTTCAATCTCAATTTATCGGAAAATATGATATTGTTACTTTTTGGGGATCATTAGAACATCTTACACAATCATATCCGTGTTCTAAAAGTGGAAAGATAAAAGCCGAAAAAGAAATTAAAAATATAATGTCCCATGTAAAAGAATATTATAATCCAAAAACAAATTATAAATTATTATTTAATACAACTTTACATGTGAATAAAAATATATGTAAAAATACTGTAAATGCATATATACTTGAAAGGGCATATGGAGGATGGTACTTTTACGATGAACCTAACGAAACTTTGTCGGATAAAATAGAATCAATTGGATTTAAAAAAATAGAACAAGACGATTTCACATATCATTATTATATGGCTACTAAAATTGATCCAAAACATTTTGGATGTCCTAGCAAACCAAACATATATAATATATTTGCAATTATATTTGGAATATTTATAAACCCAAATATAATTGTGATGTCATTATATACACTAAGAGGAGAATGGATGTGGCAATTTGATAACAAACCCCATTTTTACGATGAAAAATGTGAAACATGTACAATTGTTGATAGAGAAAACCGTCCTACCACTTTATTATGGAGTGTTAACAAACTTATTTAAATGGAATATAAAAGGTCTGTATCATACATAGTGACAGAATACTCTTCTCCGTCTACAGTAACTATATCTTTCGTGGAAACCGAATCGCATCCAGGTGCTGCAGTACATTTTCGTTTGTTACATTCAATCGGTAGTTTTATATCATTTATAATGGTATAATAGTACCATTTATCTCGTCTATGGTGTGCTGGTTTTCCGAACAAAATGTGTTTATTACTACCACGTGATATGTATCCGACTTGAGTATATGTATCATCACTATACCGTAGAGGAGGTGCATACGGATTTCGAACAGTATCTTGTGAATCTTGTACAAGTTGTATATTCAAATTTGGATTAGATGGATCTAATCTGGGTGATAGTGAATCTGTTACTGTAACTATTTGTGAATCTTGTCTTGGCCAAATGATAAATATAATTCCGCACAAAATTATAATAATAGCTAAATATAGTAAATTATATTGTTTCTTCATACTATATGAATTGTATTTTTATTTGTATTTTTCATCAACAAAACTATGATATGTTTTATTTGCTATTAAAAAGTTTAATTATGTATGGAAATCTAAATACAAGTATTATATTATATACATCTACTCATTTTATGAACATTATAAAACAACACTATTTATACAATTCACATATTTTGTTTGAAATTAATAATTATAATACAGTTAATTTGGCATGTAAATTTGACTGTTTTCAGTTACAATCTATTCAGCCCTATGAAAAAATATTGTATTTAGATACAGATATTTTAATACAAAATGATATTAATCCATTATTTGAGTTGTGCACAGATGAAATTTTGTATGTGTTGGAAGAAGGATTAATTACAGATACAAATGAACACGGATTATCTTTATTTGGTAATACCGTAGATAATTATCCAGATAAAACTGCATTTACAAGTGGAATAATTCTTTTTAAAAATTGTAGACAAATACAAACCTTATTTGAAAAAATAAAAGAAACATTTGAAACCATGCCTATCGGACCATGTAATGATCAACCTTATATTATTTATAATGCATTCAAATATAATTTATATAATAACAAAATATTGAATAACTATATTGCAAATTACAAATTAGGGTTAGACACCTATGATCTTAACAGTAACAAAATAATTCATCATTTTTCATTTCATGCAGGAACGTTTAAAGAAAAATTAACAATTATGAATAAATGTTTCACACAATTTAATTTAAATAGTCAAATTTATGATACAAAATGTCCGCCATTTAAAAATACAATATTTCCATTAGTTGGTATTTGTGTATCTTACAATTATTATGATACATTAAAATTTATGTTGCCAGTAAATTATTTACATTTTGATACATTATATATAATTACTCAAGAAGATGATATACAAACAATTGAATTGTGTTCACAATATAAAAATGTAATTGTATTATTTTTTCAATTTAAACATGATGATAAAAAATTCGATAAATATGGTGCATTAAATTATGCACAACAATTTATATATAATACATATCCTAACAGTTGGTATTTAATAATCGATAGTGATATTCTTTTACCCAATAATTTTATTCATATATTAAAATGTGAAAATTTGAATCCATACTGTATATATGGAGCTACAAGAAATAATGCAGTAACTACATCTGAATTATTAAATAAAAAACATATTGTGCAAACTCATAAGAATTGGATGTATAATAATATACGTTGGGTAAAAGATAAACCACCTTCTATAATGGGTTGTTTTCAATTATACAAAAAACATTGTTATCATCGTACAACATTTACAGATGCAAGTGTGGGAGATTATGTATTTGGGTATGATAATTTCAAATTATTTTGTAATTTAACAAGTCTTTCGTATTTTCACTTAGGAGAAGGAGCTAAAAATTGGAAGGGAAAAATATCGCCATTTATAGATGATATTCAAATCGATATTTCATTATTGTATTATAATTTTATAAATACTACTCCAACTATTTATTATGATTATAACCAAAATATTGTATCAAGTATAAAATCAAGTATAAAATCAAGTATAAAAGTATCTGAATCAAGGTTCAAAATAAAATATTATAATTGAAATATATTTTTTGTATCTTGTTAAGTATAAAAATGGATTACAAACGTATCCAACTGATTGAGAGGTCCTACAATTTAATGTTGAATGCAATCCACGGTAAAACTATATCCTCTTATTATAATTTAGATCCAGACATTACAATTACAATTACTAAAATGCATCATGATATTTTCATGGTTAACTATGACTATGAAAATAAACCTCCACTTATTGCACAATTAAATTTACCAACTGATCTTCATTCTCATATTAAATCATTTCTACACAAAAAATATACAATTTCTTCACAAATTTATTATCCAGATCATTATCCATTTCGTGCACCATCATGGGCTCTTATAAACAGTACTATATCTTTATTTGAACCTGATATTCAGTTTAAATTTTTCAATCAACAATTGAAAGATTCATGGTCGCCTTGTGTAATCATAGAATCGGATGTTCTTAGTTATATTGTATGGTTACAACACTTGATATTGTAACATATGCAAAATCCAATAGGAAAATTTGTAATTATTTTTTTCTTGTTCTATTTCTATTTCTATTTTTCTTTTTCTTTCCGCCATATCCTGTATGATCATCAAGAGGTTTAATTGCTTCTTTAGATAATGCTCTATAATTAGTTACCCATGTTCCATCTAATTTTGCATAATATACCTGTTTTGATTTATCTAATTCTGCATTACATGATTCATCGATAATACGAACAGTTTTAACATTATATATTTTTTTAAATAAATATAGAATATAAAATATAAGAGTAGTTGTAATACCCTCTGTTGTACGTAATTCAAATAATTTACTAATTTTATTTAACGTTCTAAATTCATTACTATTTTCATCATAATGTTTAATACCAAATAAATGTTTGAAATCTTCATATTGTATTGTCATTAAATCGCATGTCTTCGTACCATAAGCAAATATAATTTTAGCTCCAGGTAAATATTGTTTGGAAACCCATTTCGAATTTCCTTGAAACATTTGACACGATCCATCCTTGTCTATTGTATAATTATGTGAATCAATACGTGTACCTGTTTTTCTATCAAGTGATCCATGTGTAAATTCCTTGTATTCTTCACATGTTATAGCATAATTCATATCCTTTGTTAACCCAAGAGCAATAGAATTAGGTTCAGGTCTTCTTTCAAGTGATGTTGGATAACTCAAACATCCGTATCCACCTAAATTACTTTTGGTAATTTTTATTCCTGTTGGGGATTTCAATATACTATCAGATGATAGTAATGCATGCCCAAATATATATATTCCAATTGCATTTTTGTTTGGCGTGTCTTCCATATTTAAAAATTTTCGGGTTGATGATAATCGTGATGCACTGGGACTACTTATTTCCTTTGGCATATAATATAAACTATTATTTTAAATGTCTCAAAATACTGGAGTCTGTATGATCTGTTTTATTTTTTCCGCGATCTGTTTTATTTAAATATACATAATGGTTAAAAAATATATCATGGTCATCTAATACAATACTTGGTTTACCATCTGTAATTGTATGTACTGAAAATGTTTTCATATTTTTCGGTATCACAAAATTTTTTTGGTTTGTATTTTTTGTTGTTATATCGCAATTAAAAATGTGTAAAAATTTATTATCTTCTGTTGATAAATTTTTCGGATTATAGAAAAATTTATTTGACAATACAAAACTTCCAATAGTAGTTGTATTTAGTTGATATTTTTTTATGACATCTTTAAAAAAAATGTGTATGTTTGTATGTTTCTGCATATTAATATATTCATCGATATCAAATAATCCAATATAACAACTTTGCGAAAATGCATAAATACAATGATTTTGTTGTGTCGTTTGTCCACTAATTCCGCTTATAGGTAACATATAGGGCACATTCCAATGAATTAATACAACTTGCTGTGCATCTACATATGATTTTAAAAGTGTTGGTAATGTATTACTTGTACTATTATCATAAATAATAAATCTGGATATACCAATATGCAGATGAAAATCTATCCACTGTTTAATATATTTATCTTCGTCTTTTACTAATGTAGACATTATAATTTCATTTTTGAATATTGGATATGTATTTACATGTGTATTCATTATTTCATTATTTATTCGTAATTGTATTGTTTTTGTGTATGGAATTTTTAAAGTATATACATAGGTATGGTTATGCGGACATGTATACATACTCATTTTTTTATCTTGTATATAAATGTCTAATACTATTTCCATTGGTCGAATAATAATAACTTTTGTATCGTTATAAAAAATATCGTAAATATTATATTTTACTATATGATTTGGAAAATTCATATAATAAAAAGAGTATTTAAAAATATAATCCATCGGTAATATTTATAATTTTACCAGTAGATAATTGTGGAATTTGTGTAAATTTATTTGTAGCCAAATATTTCTGCATTCTTTGTACTAAAACTGAAATGGAAGAAGATGTTTGCACAGATTGTAGAAAGGATGTTGTCATTGCCCCTGCCCATTTTTTGTTTATAAAAGCATCTGCACTAGTTTGTTTATCAGTGCATCCACTAATCATGATAACATTTGATTTTGTTTCTGATTCTTTTTGATTAACAAAAGTGGGGAAATAATTATATTTTAAATCTAAAACAGTTCCACTAAAACAACTGTCAAATAATGCAAATAAAGTAACATTTGCCGGCAAAAAATTTTGTATTAGTGCTTTTAATTCATCATCTAAAATCATATTAAAATCACATGGAACAATTTGTTCGTCTCGTCTATCTGCTTCATCACCATTTTTATCTACTGTATTTGTTCCGTGACCGCTATAATGAAAAAAACAGGTGTCTCCAGGATTAGAAGTAATGAATAATTGTTTTAATAACATTAAAATGTTATTTTTTGTTGCTTGAACCTGAGTTGTATCTGTAATTATTGTAGATGTATATCCCTTGGTTTTCAAAAAATTAGATACATTCACAACATCATTTACACATCCATTTAATTGGTATGCAGTATGCACATAATTTATACCAACTAATAAGGCACGTTTTTTTGGAACAATAGGTTTAATTGGTTTAATTAAAATTTTAAAATTTTGATTAGTGATGTGCATAGAATAGTGTTATATATTATTTATACATATCAATTGATCCTTTAATGTTTTAATTCTATCGGATGCATAAACCTGTTCCGAAAATGTATAGGTTGGTTTTATAGTTGGTGTACAAATAAGTTGTTTGAGTACATTGAAATTTCCGGTAAATACTATAGTACTACCATTTTGAATTGTAAATTCAATATTGCCAGTAACAGGTGGTACTGCAGTAAATATAATAAAATTATCGGTTGAATTGTATACAACTGTATCTATTAATGTAACACCAAAATATAAATAGTATGTGTCACCAAGATTAAATGTATTATTATATTTTATAGTAAATTCTGTGTTTTTATATATATTTTTTGGTATTAAAACATCACCTAAAATAATCCAATTATTGGGAGATTGTGTTAATATATTTCTACCTATTTCGCCATCTGTAGTATAAATTAAATTAGATGTAATAAAATTAACTCCGGGTATAACAGATAATTTACTCCAATTGTTTAATAATAAATTATAGGTTGAAGTAGATAATATAAGTCCATCGAACATGTTTATCATACTGTATACATTTGATATATCCCAATTAGTTATGCGTAAATCAGTATATAAATAATTATTTATATTGTCGTATTGTGTGGTAAAACAAGAATTTAAGTTACTTATAGAAGATGGTAAAATTTGTGGAATTTCTAATAATTCGGTACAATATGAAAATGCATTAGGCAAAGAAGTTATCCCAATATTTCCGAATGTAGTACACCGAAGTAAATATTCTGCAGATGTGTTTGTAACATTTTCATTTATGTTAGACATACGTAAAACCATTGACGCCATAGAACCATAAATTTTTACAGTGTATATCTCGTTTGTTGTATATGTATGAGGAATAACAGTATCTGGGGTAGATCCATCTCCCCAATCAATAACACTAATACCTCCTATATCTAAAATAGGCGGAGTGTAATCAAAATTATCTGGAAAATCATAAATTAATATAAGCGGATCCATATATTATATTACTATATAATTATGAAAACAAGAAAAAATAAAGGTGGTGGGATTGAATATGGAATGCGAATTGGTTCAAAAAATAACCGTAAAACTCTATTTAAAAAAATTAAACCCAGTATTTTAGATGGGAGAACATGTTATCAAATAGGTCCATTTAAATGGTGCACACGACCTCAACCAAATCCTGTACGAAAGACTTTACGCAAGACTTTACGCAAATAATAAAACCCTATTATATGAATAAAACACTAAAAAATCAATTAAGAAAAATGAAAAAAATGAAATGTAATAAAGTGGGTCCAGTTCGTTGGTGTCATCAAAAACGTGTAACAAAAAAGGGTACTAAACTATGGAGATGGAACCTCCATATAAAATAAAAGTTTAATATATGATACTTGGAGGCGGAATTGCCGGATTATATACAGCATATGAATTATTGAAACGAAATCCAGATCGTAAATTAGTTATTCTTGAAAGAGATAGATTAGGTGGTCGTATTTTTACCTATAAAGATAAAAATATGATGGTTGAAGCCGGTGCAGGAAGATTTAGTAAAAAGCACAAAATTTTAATGAGATTAATTCACGAATTTCATTTAGATAAAAAGATAATTCCAATTTCATCCGATGCAACATATGCAGAAGGATCACCCTACAATCTAAAAATAGTTTTAGGCAAAATTGTCGTGTTTAGTCAAATAGATCCGTTACACGATCAAACAAAATTATCTTTTCTTGATTATGCCCGGCTGGTTGTTTCTAAAGAAGAAGTACAATTTATAGAAGATTCGTTTGGATATTATACTGAATTGGTAGCAATGAATGCACGAGATGCAATTGAATTATTACACAATTTAAATGAAGAATTTTGTATGTTAAAGGGCGGCTTGTCTCAAATTATAGATGAATTGGTACAACGAATTAAAATGTGTCCAAATACGGTAATCCGAAAAGAAGAAGTTATCGGTATTCAAAAAATGCATAATCAATATCATATTCGAACCAATAAAAATACGTATACTACTCCATTTTGTGTTTGTACATTTACTGCAGATGTTTTGCGCAAACTTGCGTTTTTTAGACCGGTTATGCATTTATTAAAAAATATTACAAGTTCACCTATATGCCGTATTTACAGTACGTTTGATACACCATGGTATAAAAAAATGAATAAAATGACAACAAAATCTCCCATGAAAATGATCATTCCTTATGGCAAGAATGTAGTTATGTTTTACATGGACAATAAATTTGCTTCTTATTGGTATGATATTTATTTGAAACAAGGTGTCTATGGTGTAAATAAAGCGTTAATTTATCATGTAAAGAATGTATTGGATATAGATATAAAGCCAATACATACAAAAATGTTTTATTGGGAAAATGGTGTAGGATATTGGACGGTTGGTGCAAAGAAAGAATTGATTATGCCTAAATTACAGGAACCGTTCCCCCATTTTTTTATTTGTGGTGAAAATTATTCGCAACATTATCAGCAATGGATGGAAGGTGCTTTAGAAACAAGCGACAATATATTACAATTTATTGATTAAATTTTTTTGATATTTTTATATGTTATTAATATATGGATAACCGATTAATGCAACGAATTGAACAACCTCAGCCATTAGCACCAATAGATTCATTAAAAATCAGATTAAAGACATTAAATAGAGGATTAAATCATTTCGATAAAGTTCAAACACCTAAAGCAATGACACCTGATGTTCATGCACATTTTTTAGCAACAATAAAACAATCAATCCTAGATTTGAAAAATGATAACTATAATAGTAGTATTGATACAGATAAACGTGATGTATCTATCCAATTGTTTAAATTAATAGAACAATATAAAAATTACAGAGACGATGAAATAAATAAAGATACAGAAATGCCTCCTATACCAGATGAAATAGATCATTTTAAATCTAGTATAGGAGGAAGATATAAGAAAAAAACACGAAAATTATTTCATAAAAAACGAAATAATCGTAAAAAATATTCTAATCGTAGAAAACATTAAATTTTTTTGATATTTTTATAGAGAAAATATCCAGTAATTAATGGTATGCTAACTGGATAAGTCAAACCTGTTAACAATCCAACACCTGTAAATCCTAACCAGTTGGAATAAACAGAAAATAATGATTTATCTGATTCATGAAGACCCGTATAAAGTCCTGAATAAAATCCCATAAGAGTAGGTACAAATGTCATAATAGGTAAATAATTTTTGTATAATCGAACGCCAATTCTAATACTCATTCTATGAATATTCAAATCATATCTTTAAACAGTATCAATTAAAATAGAATAAACACTTCCATTTATAAATGCAGAAACATACAATTTTGTATTTCCATCTACGGTATAATTGGTTAACATTATAAATGGTACTTCCATATAATACAATGTAGGTATTACAACCCAATTATTTTGTACTTGTTTTGTAATTATATTAATTTTGCTTATACTAACAAAATTAGATACGTACATAATGTTATTATGAATTGTTAATGAAATTGGTGCAAGTAATCCTGCAGATACAGGAATCCAATCTTCTATTACCTCATCAGTTAACAAATCATATTTGGTAATTGTATTTGCATCATAATTTATAATGTATAACATGTTATTATATTCTCGCATTGAAACCATAAAATGTGTAGATGATGTATACCAATCTAACAATACACTTCCTGTAGTTAAATTAATTTTACTTATTTTACTAGTGTATTCACCAATAACAATATTAATATTAATTACATATAAATCATTATTATAAATAGTTAATCCAAAAATGTATGCTAATCCTTCTGTATCAGGTATCCATATTTCTGATACACCTGTAGTTATATTTATTCGTATAATCTGGTTTTCAATACCTGTATATAAATAATTACCATTTGCAACTAAATCAAATAATGAAAAATTACCTTCTTGTTGGAACCAATTAGGAATAAATTCGTTTGTCAATAAATTTAACCTACCTATAATTGTAAATTCTGCAGTGGATGATGCTATATATAAAAAATTATTATAAGCACATATTGCTATTGGACTTGGTATACTAAGTATTTTTTTAAGAACACTACAGTTAGATATCAATGATTTACATTTATCGGAAAATATATTGTTTGCTTTACGTCTTGCTAATACTCGTGCATAACCTCCATGTTTAACACCTTCATTGTTTACATTTATTTTGTTGTTATATGCAGTTAACACATTCATTCGGATTTCACGTGTAGGAACTTTTGGTTTTGCAATAAAATTCATACTTTATTCAGTTATTTTTTCTAAATCATTCACAAAAAACAACAATTCAATATTATCCTCGTGAATTGTATTGAAAATTGTTATATATTTACATAAAATTTGTATAATTTTATATTTAATATGGTCTTCATATAATGGCGAAATTTTCAAATATAAGAAATAAAATTCCAATATATCAATAACAGAATAACCATCTTGTTGAATCGTAGTAATTGTTTTAATTGCATTGATTTTATCTTTGTTCAATATAAATGACGTAAACGTGTCAAATAATTCATGTTTAATATCCGTACATAATTGGTATACACAATCAGGTGTAATTGGAATTCGTATTAATTTAAACTTTTCAAGATAATTTAGTAAAACACGGGATGATTGTCGAGATATAGTTAAAATGTGTGGTATTGATTCTGCATCAATCTGAATTTGTTCATTAATCATTACTTTTTGTAATAACGTTTCTAAATAAATGTTAGTGATGGTCGATAATTTAATGTTAATAAGACGTGAATGAATATTATCAATAATTTTTTGAGGATTGCTACACGTTGTTATAAAATGTACATTATTGCTGTATTTATCCATGTAATTTAAGAAAATTTGTTGGCTTTGATTATTGATCAAATCCAAATCATCTAAAATAATAATCTTTTTTTTACCTGGAATACTGGAAGCTGTTTGACAAAAACACTTCACATCGGATCTATAATATTGTATACCTTGTTCTCTCAAACTATTAATAATTAAAATATTATCATGAATTATGGATTCATTTTTATAATATTCATTGACAATAATATTACTTAAAATTGTTTTTCCAGTGCAGTGGCCACCAATAATGATAATGTTTAATAAATTGGATTGTATTAAATCGTATACCATTGATTTCATGGTAGTTTCCATATCAAAATCGTGTAAACATGTTGGCATATATTTATATACAAATGGACAATTCATACGTACATAATTAATTGTTGTTTATATTTGTGCGTTAATTAATATAGAATTATTCATAATTAGATACTATGGAAAGTATATTCCAGAAAATATTAAATAGAGATGGAATAAAACAACAAATTGTTGATTTTTTAAAATATTTCGATGAAAATAAAAATAATATACTTACCAAACGTTGTATTTATTTACATGGTCCTACTGGATCAGGTAAAACAAAATTTATTATGGATATTTTAAAAGAGTTAATTTACGATGTTATTAATTATGATGCTTGTGATTCTAGAACAAAAGACATTATTGATAATATTAGTACATATCATTCATCCGATACAAATGTAATTAGTTTATTTACAAAAAAGAAAACAAAAATAGCCATTGTTATGGATGATATTGAATGCATGAACAATGGAGATAAAGGTGGTATTAATACATTAATTAAACTGATTCGTCCTAAAAAAACAAAACGACAAAAATTAGAAGGAACTACACATATACCTATTATTTGTATTGGAAATAATTACATGGATAAAAAGGTAAAAGAACTCATGAAATGTTGTACAGTGATTGAATTAAAATCGCCAACCAATATTCAAATTAAACAAATATTACAATATTTGATACCTGGTAAACCAGAATATAGTGTTTATGTAGATCGAGATTTAAAGAAAATTATTCAATTATACACCATAGTACATAATAATAAAATAAATCCGTTATATTTGCCTTATTTATTTGAACCAAAACCGATTAATGAAGATTCAAAACAAATTACAAAACGAATTATGAATACTTCTATGAAATTAAAGGACCATTCTATCATGAATGATGCAGACAGAACTATAGTCAGTTTGTTATGGCATGAAAATATTATTGATTTATTTGAAAAAATGAATATTTCAGATGTTATACCATTATATATACAAATCTTGGAACTGATTTGTTTTTCAGATTATATCGATAGAATAACATTTCAAAAGCAAATATGGATGTTTAATGAAATGAGCTCAATATTAAAAACATTTTATACAAATTATTTATTTCAAAAAGAGAACACAAATCATCACAAAATTTCTGATATACGTTTTACAAAAGTACTTACTAAATATTCAACGGAATATAACAATATTGGATTTATTCAGCGTATTTGTAAAGAATTAAATATGGACAAAAAGGACATGTTTTCCTATATGCAGCAATTAAGAAAAATAGATAATGTAAACAGTATGATGCAACAAATAGATCATACAGATATTACACTATTAGATATTCAGCGTATTTTTAGGTTTATGGATAAAAATATTTAACATGTATATGGATGATGGCACTCGTATAATGTATATAGCCATATTAGCAGGAGCATGTTTTTTAGCAGGAAATGGATGGATATCTGTTACAGATCTTAATGCAGAAATTGAACAAATTACACAAAACGGTGGTTGTAAACGAAAATCACGGAGAAAAAAACGAAACTAATAGTATGAAAACACAAATTGCTGTTATTTCAGCTATAATAGGTAGTTTAATTGTTGGAAGAGGTGTATGGCAATACGTATATCCTCCATCAGCAAATCAATTAAATAGACAAAGACAAACTCAAATACAAACTCAAAGAACCAATCATCTGACACAAGAACAATTACAAAGACATACACGAATCCAGCAATATTTACAAGAAACACGTAGACAACAAGAAAGACGTTTAACACAAAGATTAAGACAATATAATTCTAGATAATATCTATTATTTATATGAATAACAATATTTTAATTGCTGTTATTGGCGTACTTGTTGGTGGTTCTGCACTTTATGTAGGATATACATATAAACGACCTATTACTAATTCCAGAATATTTGATGGCAGTTTGTCTAATAAATTATCCAGTAGAGAATTATTAGATGATATTGGTGTATCAAGACATAGTGGCGGTACACATAGAAAATCAAATCATAAATCAAATCATAAATCACATCATAAATCAAATCGTAAAAAAATAAAATAAATCAGTATAGTATGGAGGCGGGTGCAGTGTACGGGGAAGGAATGAAAGGAAAGGTGATGGATTACGGAACATTAACAGAAGATCTGGAATCATTAGAACATATCAAATTAGAAAATGTAACCAAGGTGATTGTATATATTTTGGAAAAAGACGATATTATAGAGTATGTAAAAGGTCCTGAAATTATAGATGAAATAATACATTTGGATAAAAATCAAAACCATGTTGTAAAAGAATTCACTATTCCCAATTTTGCAACACGCACATTTGGTCATTCTAAAAAAACATATATGATGCGAGAAATTAATGGATTTAAACACATTTTGCCAGTTGTAAAAAAATATGGTATTATAGGTATCCCTTATAAAAATAATACATTGATTGGATTTGAAATTGTTATGAAAAACAAAGGATTGTTGTTTGATAGATCTAATTCCAGATGTTTTGTAGTAAATATAAAATGTCACCAAACAATGTCGGAATTGATTGTAAATAAATTTACAGAACAAGAATTTATTAAATTTGTAGACAATATTTTATCAACTTTGGTAGATATACAAAAATTAGATGTTGCTCATGGTGATATCAAACTGGACAACATTATGAAATGTAGCGATAAATATGAATTAATTGATTGGGAAAATAATCGGCTTTTGGAATATAAATTTTTGATTAAAAATAGATATTTAGGTTTATCACCTATTTATTTTAAAATATTGTACGGAACTGCTTGGTATCCTGCATTTAAAGTTGCATTATTAAAATACTACACAGAAACTGGAGGATATGATACTGCAATTTCAAGTGAATATGCAAATAATATAATAGAACATTACAAGGAATGGTTCGATAAATATACGATTGAAGAAACATTTGAACAAGTTAAATATTCATTAGATTTGTGTCCATTAGGTATGATTTTATATGGAATTTTACAACGTAATAAAAATATCAATACCCTACACAAAGAATTTATTATGAATTTGTATAAAATGAAAAATGCTTCTGTTGCATTAAAAGAATTTAGAAAATACAATCATATTCGGAAATCAAAACATAAAATACACAAGAATAACAAAACACGAAAAAAATAATTGTTATGTTTTGTAGTTAATATAACAATTATATATCAGCCAATGTTAATCCTTGTTTCAACAAATGACAAATTCGGGAAGGATGCATAGAAACTGATAACAGTTCATCGCGAAGATATTCCATTCTTTGTTTAGCCATTTTTGGGTAATTATATTCAAAAATTCCTGGATTCACTGAAATCCAATAACCAACAATTTTATCTGGATTTTCTTTTAAAATTTCAATTGCAGCCGGATTCATATTTACATATTGCCAACTGACTTTATCTAAATTCTTACGCATATGTTCTATTGCTAATGGATGCGTATTTTTTGAAAATGTATGCCAATCTATTTTTTCAGGATTTATCAATAATGTATGTATTACTGCCGGATTTTCAGATAACGATTTCCAGCTAATTTTGTGTAAATATTTATCTATTAATTTGAATGCAGACGGATTTGTACCAATTGTATTCCATATAACATCGGTTACTTCTTCAGATGTTTCAATATAATATTCAATAAGATCGATTGCCAACGGGTTTGTATTTTTACATAAATTGTATAAATTGTGTTTCATATGATGTGATTTTACTAAATGTAGTGCATTCGGATTTTCAAGTAATTGTTCTTGAACCCATGGGCTATTTATATAGGGACATTCTTCTATCAAAGGAATAATCGCCGGATTTTTATTTTTAAACCAGGTTCCTTTTTTTATTAGGGTCGGGTCTTGATAAAGATATCTTACTGCACTCGGATTACAAGACAATAGATACCAAGATTTAGTAATACCATTTTCCTCCATATATTCCATAGCGTTAGGGTTAAAATGAAGCATTTGGTTTGACAAAATATTAGGCGAGATCCATGGTACCAACTTCATCTTTTGTTATACTATTTAGTAACAAATTGAATTCAATTTTTAAAATTGAACTCGATCAATTATTTATTTCATTTACAAATAAAATGAATGACGATGTTATCAGTGTTATTAAATCTTATGCAGGAATTACATCACTTGATATAGCAACTGCTTATTGGAAATGGTATCCAGAATTAAAAACAATGAAAAATACACATTTCAAAATAAAACAAATTTATTTATTAATACAATTTATTAACATGTTATATAAGCAGTGTAATGTAGATTCATGTACTATTTTACAAGAGAAAGAATATATAAAAAAGGCCATGTATAATAATTATATTTTAGTTAATATAGATGAATTTTCATTGGCTATTGCATTTCATGTATGTGGTTATCAATTAGATGTATATCAACATTATAAAAATCCATTACAATGTCGTGTTTTAAATTGTAGTAAAAATGATAATGTAATTTTAAAAAAATATAGATAATAAAATTATTTAGACAAATTTTTATTTTCAATATAATCTGCAGTAGTATTTTTAAACTAATTTAAAAAAATAATAACAAGTATAAAATGCCGAATGATTGTTGGAATACGATTACTATTACATGTTATACTGTTGAAGAAATGAACAATTTTGTTTCAAATGAATTACAAAGTCAAGAAAAAAAGTATCATCCAAATATAGTTATCATGAAAAAAAAAGAAAAGGGTATTAAATTTTCACAAACAACAGCTTGGAATCCTGACTATAAATGGTTGGAAAGTTTAGTAGCTAAATATCCTGGTGCTTGGATTAAAAATGAATGGTACGAGGAAGGTGGATTTGCAGGTGTTTGGGTAGGATCTGTAAAAGGTACTAAATTTATGGAATGGGAAGATTTGTGTATTGATGCAAAATATGAGATATTTGATAAATAAATTTATTCATTTAATTTCTCCAGAATTTTATGCAGTAACGTTTTGATCAATACCAACTCATGTTGTACATCGACAGGATCAAAAATATTGTAAAGAGGTACATCTTTTGTTTGTTGTATTGTATTCACACGTTCTTCAAAAAATGTTTCTCTACTGGTTTTTGATTCTGTATCTATAGTTTGCATACTATTGATTGCAGGAACAAATAAACCCAAAAATACTTTATTTTTTTCAGTTAGTGTATTATCTACTTTATCTGCAATTTGAATATTTTGTTCAAACACTTTCATAATTTCTTCTTTATTTAAACCGGGTCTAAATAAATTCATTTCACAAACAAGATCCCATAACATTCGTTTATTTTCATTTGTATTCATATACACTATTAGAAGATAGATCTTTATTACGAATTAAAATATTTTTTTCTTAATTTTTCCATTGCTTTATCTGGAAATCGTTGTTTACCATTAAAGAAATTATAATTACGAGTAGTTAACATAGTGACAAGGAAAAATAATGTATACATTCCACATTCTGTATTTTCAAATTGATGTTCCGAAGGATAATTTTGAAAGAATTTGAATTTTGAATTTTGGCCTTGAATTTGATCAACTAAATGTTGAATATTTTCATGAATTTTTTCACCAGTAGAATCAAAATAATAAACTGTTTTTTTGGGCATATTAACAAAAAGAGAAACCCAATGGGTTCCAGAACCATTATGCGTGTCTAAATTAAACACAATACCAATATATTTGTGTTTGGTATTATTTACATTGAATGCACATAATTCTGGCCAAACACATTTCCCATATTCTTTGAAATAATAATCAGACGGCGATGGACCAATATATTTAAATTCAGGGTAAGCTTTTTCATATTGACGCAATACTGCAGTAATGTCTGTACTGGATAACCATTCGTTTTTATTATTTTTCCAACTGTCTGGACATTTGGGAGCAAACACATCTTTTACAGGTACGTCTAATTCTTTTGCCCAGCAAGATTCTGTATTACAATTTTGAATATTTTTATCTAATTCCTGCCAAATCTTTACAGGATTGGATGATTTTATTTTCTCGCGACGTGTCATGTTATATTTGCGTTTTAATGCAGTAAGCTGTTTACTTGAATAACACGAATACCGTTTATTCTTTTTAGTAAGAGGAGAACATACTTCAGGGTTTACCATGTATTAAAAACATATTTTTTTGTTTTTTCTTAATAAGAATATCTATTTTTTTAGGAACAAAAATAAACTGATCTCCATTAATCGGCTCAATTTCTGAATCTTTTTCTTTTTCTTTATCCTTTTCTAATTCCTGTTTTTTTAGAAACCGAATACAATCAGACACATACATTTGAAACGAATCAACATGAACTGTATTTTTTTCAAACATTGCAATAGTTAAATCTATAATACGTTGTTTATAACTTTCATCAAATTCTTGTATAGGACGCAGTGTAGTACTTCTCTTCGGATTGAATAAATAAGTAATGGTTGGATCCATATTACTTATTTATATTATTGATTTATATTTCAAACTTCTCATGAAAGGGATTTGAACCCTTGGCCTACGGATTTACAGTCCGTCGCTCTACCATCTGAGCTATCACGAGTGATGTCCAAAAAAGGAGTTGAACCTTCTATCGCTAAATTACCTTGATGCGATTTACCGAATTGGACATGATTAAATTATACTTTATTTCTTTAAATTACTTAATTTAATATAATAACGTGCTTAAATAAGTTGCTACACCAACTATCAATGAACGAAGAATTAAAGATTGGTCGTCGTCGCGTATACCCATTTTCTTAACGTATTTAAAAACAGGGGAAGATGCAAAAATAACGAAAAGAATCATGTTTATTAAAGTGCCTACAATTCTATAATCCATAAATATACAATATATTTTTCCTAAATTGGAATTGAAAATTCTGTACACCAATGAATCCATTTTTCTTTAGAATCATCATTATATTGTAAATGTTCAAATTGTATTTGCCCATACATTGCGTTCAATTCATTTATTTTCGTTATAAAATAATAAGGTATGACTAATTTATCATAATTGTCTATTTGAACTATTTTTTTAAATTGTGTACATACAATATATTTTACCAAACTACTATTACTAATTGCTCTCGGTTTACAAATGTGTACATTATCATAACAAGCACATAATAAATAGATCAATTGTATAGTAGAATGTTGTGTTGTATCTGTAATGCGAAGAAAACACATTCCGCCTGAAATTTGATGATTCAAAACGTATAATACTTGTTCTTTAAAATCATCAATATCTCCTATAATTAACTGTGTCGACTTTACACGTAATTTAAAGGATATATTTTTTTTGATCCACTCAAAAGCTTCTATACAAGCGCTACTACCAACACAAGTAATTTCTGTAGTATCTGGAATACGATTTGTATGTAATAATTCTAACATAACAAAAAAAGAATCAGATTTAGGTTTATATTTACTTAATGTTATAATTTTATCCTCTACTTCTGCAGTTGTCTGAAATGTAGTTAAATAATATTGTAATGAATTACATGGAGTAAAATAAGGACTAACACCTTCTTTATATGATATATTTACTTTGGGTAATGCATAAATCATATAATAGTTATACGAAAAACATATTTAACTAATTTACAATTACTTTAAAATGTTTTTTATTTTCCGTGTCATATACCTTTGTTACACGAAAGGGTATATTTTTCCGTTTTTGAAAAATATAGTAACGATTCAAAAAGGATATGGCTTCTTGATTTGGATCACCTGACATATTTTTATATTTACTATCTAACGATTTAAATAGACCACTACCATCAGGAAATTCTTTGATATGTGTTGCTAATTCAAACCCATGTTTGGACATTAGTTGTATAAAATAATCCGAAAAGACTAAAAATTCTTTTAGAAATTTGTCTTTATTTAACGTTTCTTGTTTCACACCAATAGACAAGTTAATGAATTTGGTAGGGTCTCGTGCATTCACTTCTGAATTTTCATATTGTTTTTGTATATTTGAAAAGGGAGTTATTGATTTGTCTATAGTAGTAGATAATTTAAATGTACCATTATCATCATGTGCAGTAGACATTGCTTCACCCTTTTTGATATTTTTGAGTAATTCTACGATACTATCTCCGTCAAAACAAGTTGCACAGAAATAACCGCCTAATTGAATACAATCCATTAAATTATAAACAAATTTTGTTACAGATTCTTCAGAATCAAACATATAATGTAATGCGAATTGTATACTTCCAATATCAAACCCGTTACTACACAATCCATAAGGTATTTTGGATTGTTCCGACAACATTGGTGGATATGTTGTTTCCATCCCAAACAAATATTGTACGATTTTGTTTTCATAATCATGTTTTATTGCTTCTCCATTTTTAATCATTAAACTACTACTTCCTTCTACAAATAACATAGGTGTTCCTTCTTGTTGTCTATTCTTAACCTTGTCCATTTTTCTACGAACTACACGAAGAAATGCTCCATCTGTTTCGTTATGTAAATTATCATTATTAATATCAATACCAAGTACAAATGCACATTTTGCTTCATCCCATTTTTGAATATCTCCACCCTTACCCGAAGCAAAATCAATCAACATTGGATTTCTTCTATGTTTTGTTTTAACTTGTTCTGCAATTTTACCGATTAACATTCGTTTCACGTCATTGTGAAAATCTCTTATCAGTTTGTTCTTATTTTTATCTTCTTTTTCTTTCAATGTATAATATTCACTATTTAACTGATTAGGTCGAAGTGAATCTTCTTTTTCTTTATCTACACTTTCGGGTAAAACTAACATATCATATGTTACTGGATTGTGTATACTTATCCAATTCTTTACTGCAGTAGTATATGCATTTGGATCTGTTTTATCCCATCGAACGCGTATTGGCGCCCATCTCCATCCCTTTTCTTTTACCATATCATATTTAAACTCTACAATTGATCCGTTTTCAATGACTTCTACTGGATGTCCTTCACTAATTGTACAGATATTTCCTTCTTCATTTGTGTAACAATTACATATGTATGCAGAAACGTCATAGGGTCGTCCTCCTATAAATGGTATACGCTTTTTACCATTCGAATTAATATCAAAATTTTGATAAACAGATACGGAAGGACAAACAGTATAATCGGATACAAGTCGGTTTGCATATGCACTATAAGAGGACTTCAATGTAATTGTTTTGTATTCTCTACCTGTTATTGTTTTTTTAATCTTATCATCAATATCTACGTAAAAATCAATTGTATTTTCTTCAGGTGGTTTCCATTTAAAATTTAAATCCCACGTAGTTCTTCTATTTAAAATAGGTGTATCTGGTTTATTTTGTCCAACTCCATAATGAACCGGTGTTAAAATGAGACCGTCTTTGTGATATGGTGTTGGAGTTTCATATAATAGCCTACAATTTCCTGCAGAGTATGGTAAAAACCGTTTGTATTGTACTCC